CTGGGCGCTTCGATAAAAACGCGGTGCCGGAGCTTGCCGGCGGCTACTGGTAATCGATCCATGCGGGCGATTGTGCATGCAACGTCCGCGGATTGGGTGGTTTTGATTTACAAACGGGGTTACACTCGTCTTGAAAGCAAGTTTCACTCCATGACAATTCTTTAACTACTTGCGAGGTACCTAAGATGCAGATTCTAAAATGTTGCGCGACAACAAAGACAGATGACTTGATTGCGTTCTTTAAGGGGCTGGCAGTTGGTGAAAAGTGGACATTGGAGGCTGACGGAAGCCACCCCTTCGAGCTGCCTCTTGTTTACCGGGAGTGCGAAAAGAGAGAGCCAACGGACTTCCAGAAAGACATGGTGTTTGCAATGTCTGGGGGTCAAACTGGCGTTAGATCTTTCAGCGGAGAATCAAACTTGCACGGCTGCCAGACTGCGTTTTACATTGGAAACAATTTGCACGGACACAATTTTTACAAGCCTGCCGTTTATTGCCAATGTTGTGGTTACGGAATGACATACGGAACACCGCCTGTAAATGTCATTGTTTCTAATGCAGGCAAAAACGCTGAAGGTTTCAGGTTGCAGTGTGAGCGGTACGAGATTCAGGTTACTTTCAAATAGCCCCTCCGACTCGCCTCTGGCTGCCTATTCCCCGCGAGCCGACCGAACGTCGTGGCAACGCTCGCAGAGGCTCATGAGGTTATCGATCTCCAGCCGGAGCTCGGGCGCGTGGATGATCTTGCGGATGTGGTGGACTTCCTTTGCTGGCGTGCTGATCTCGTTTTTGAGACAGTCCTCGCAGAGCGGATCCTGATCGAGCTTGGCTTTGCGCACGTTTCGCCACTGGCGATCGTAGCCGCGTTTGCATGCTGACTCGCGTTTGTGCCGCTTTGGCCGGCGGCGACGAGAAAACCGGCGTCCGGATTCAGGCATCAGATTCGATCTCGATTTTTCGGATAGTGACAACGCCCGAGGCGGATTTGGTGATGCGAAAAAAACCATCGTCGGATTGGATGTACTTTTCACGGCAATCGCCAATCAGATCGCTGATCTGTTGTTTGATTTCACGCTGTGTATTCCGCTGTCGCTCTTGCTTTGCTTTCAACGCTTCGATAGCTTGCGAGTGGCCGAAGTAGTGGCGTTCGACTGCAAGCCAACTGCAGGCCAGCGAGGCGATCGACTTGCCTTGAGTGGTGATAGATTCCATAATCGGATTTTCCTGTTTCTACGCCACCTTAATTTCAAGCTTCGGCTTTGGAGTCGTGCCAGCGGTGACTCGTTCGGCTTCGTCGGTGCCGGCGACGCGGATGAATTCGTCTTTCCATTTGACGTAGACCTTGCCAGGCACAAGCGCGACGACGTAGCCGCCGAGCTTGACTTCCTTCTTGCGTCCGCCCTTGGCGTCGACGTGGTCCATCAACTGTTTTTTGATGGCGTCCTCGCGGCGCTTGAGCACGTCACGTTCTCGCTGCAGTTCCAATCGCCGCTCAGTGAGTTCGTTCAGCTCGCGAATAATCATTGCCGTTGGCGGCTTCGCTTGGGCTGATAGGCTTCGCTTGGTTGTGGTTCGCTTTTTGGCCATGGTCAATATCCGTATCCGTATCCATATCGGTAAGTAGATCGCGGCAGCGTTTGAAACACCTGGGCGAATTCGTCGCCCGGCCGCATTTGTTCGATAAGCGTGTCAACGCCGTGCGGGATCTTTTCCAATCGCACCTCAAGCGTGTCCTCGCGGTGGCGGTACCAATGCCCGACCAACAGACGCAACGCCTGCATGAACTGCGGCACTTGATCCTCGCCCTTGCCGGCCGTGTAGTCGATCTCGACCGCGTCAGGGACACCGGTTTGTGTCTGCGGCCAGTAGTTGAGGTTGCGTGTCAAAGTGATTTGCCCGAACGCCTGGCCGACGCGGTAGTCCTCCGGAGCCATAATCTGGTCGGCTCCATTGCAGTCGACGTACTTGATCTGCTGCACCGACACCAGCTCCGGACGTGGCAAACGGATCGCCACGTAAGTTGAGCTAGGCAAACACTGCAGCGTCAGGCGGAACCGCGTCTCCAGGATCGCGATGTCCGCGCGTTCGACGATGTACTGGTAAGCCATTTTCAGCAAGTCGATCAAAAACGAATCGTCGTAGTACTCGTCTACTTCCAGCCGCACCTGGTGTTTTACCTTTGGCAGCCAGTTGTCGGGCAGCTCGGGCGGCTGGAGTACTTTGAGTCGATAGTCGATCATGCTTGTCAAGTCTCAAAAAAAAGAGCCGAGGGCAGGATTCAAACCTGCACGCCCCGAAGGGCCGCCGGTTGGGAGGAGGTCAACCGGCTGCGTCTGTCAGTTTCGCCACCTCGGCTGGGTTGGCTTATTGGGCCGGTTCGTCTTCGTCGTCGGCTTCGATCGTCTCACCTTCGACCAACTCCGTCTGGCCTGGCTCATCCGACTCGGTCGGTGTTTGGGCTTCCACCCAAGCGTCGATTGCGTCCAACACCTTGGTCTCGGTGGCTTTGCCGATGCCCTTTTTGTTGCTCAACAAGTTGCCTTCGGTCTGCACCCAAATAACCAACTCGGACAGCGATCCGAACGCCGGCACGTTGCCTGTTTCGTCCGCGGCTTCAAGCACAGCGACGACCGCCGGATCTAACTCAAGCAAAACTAAATCCGACGCATCCGGATCCAAATCGCCTTCTTCATCGTCGTCGATTTCGATCGTTTCACCTTCGACCAACACCGCCTGGCCGGCTGCGATCAGATTGGTGGCCTCTTTGTTGCTGACGTCGACAACATGGCCGGCTGACTCGCTGATGAAGCGGCGAGGGCTTTCGGGCACGTGGCAGACTCGATTGGCGGTAAGCTTTACTTTTGGCATGGATTGGCCTCGCTTGTTTTAAGTTTTCAAAAAAAGCCACTCGGCGCCCGAGTGGCTTGCAAGTCTTCGCTGCTGGGCTTAGCCGCCGATCAAGTGAACGATTGGAGGCGTGCCAGCGTTGATCAAGCGAGAATCGCCACGGCAGAATGCCACGAATCCGTCTTGATCGTCGTCACGGTAGCGCTCTTCCAAGCGGTATAGACGCATCTGGTTGACTTCGCGGCACTTGAACTTACGGAAGTCGCCGAACAGCATCAATTTATTGCCGGTGGCGATCGTGTCGTCCATTTCTTGGTTGAGGTACAACATGCGGCCGGCAAGCGTGTCTGGGCGACCGTCTCGCAATCCAGACTGCCACAAAAAGTTGCCTTCGTTGTCTTTGATCAATCGTATGGCTTCGATGATCGAATCGTGCATCATGTATGCCGCACCCGATCGGTAAGCCGGATCGACGCGGTGCTGGATTTGCAGGACTTCGTCCGCGGAGATCGCGTTCGCGGCCGCGGTTGCCATACCGAGTGCCGACGCGGTGACCACGCCTTGCGGCTGGCCAATGCCCGTGCCGTTGGTATAGAAATCTTCCTTGACTCGGCCAAGTCGCTCGGCGAGCATTTCAGCCAGGATCGTCGGTAGCTCCGGTGCGACGTACTCGTCTTCAAGCAATTCATAGGGCACCAAGATCGCGTCAGACGTGAACTTGTAGGCACCGAACAGAATCTGGTTGAAGTCTGGATTACGGTTGTTGTCGACTTTGGTGTTTTCACCGATCAAACGGCCCTTGTTTTGGGTGTCGTTTCCGGTAGGCCACGGGATAGAGTTGCCGTGCATTGTGCGAAGCATGTCAGCGGCTTGCATCACGCCCGAGAAATCGAGCATGTTAATTTCGATCTGGCGGACGAAACCTTCGGGGATCAAATCGCTGCCAAGTCCGGCAGTGACGTGTGAGAGGGCTCGTTGCTCAAAATTCTGGCTAAGCAACGCTTGCCGCTGCGAGCTGTGCATTGTGCGAGCCAGTTGAGTCATTCGGCGGTGTTCAGTGGTTCGCATTCCGCTGAATCGCTGCGTGCTTCGGCCGGCAGCTGCACCAACCGATTCCATGGCGTCGCGTTGGCGATCGGAGATGTCGCCGTCCATCTGACGCAACAACCAGCCTTGCAAAGCCAAGGTGCGCGTCTCATGCGTGATCAGTTCTTGGCCGTTGTTTGGATCGTTGATATCACCGCCGCGGCCGTTGCGGCCTTGGGCGTCGCGGTGGTTGCGTTCCTGATTTTCCTGGGCGGATCTAAATTGGTTTTCCAACTCGTCGTGATTGCGGAGCTGCTCCATCCGTTTGGTCAGAGCGTTGTACTGCTCGTTGGCTTCTTTCCAGCGTTTCTCTTCGTCCCCCTCCCAACTGCCCGGCTGGCCTTCGCCGCTGGACCGTTCGCTGTAGGTGTTTCGCAGCCCCTCCATGGTCGCAAAGACTTGATTTCGCATTTCCTGCAAATCAGACAGCGAGGTGACGTCGGCAAGCTCTTTGCCGTTAACAACAATGCCGACTGCCGCAAGCGAGAGGGCAGCGGCGAAGTCGGGAGCGCCACAGAGAGCGGCGAAGAGTGCGGCAACTACCAAAAAGATAGTGCCGGCGACTGAGTACATTCGTAAGTTTTTCATGGGATCCACGCGAAAGGTCTTGGGCTTCGAATTCGATTTTTCGATCAAAGCCGGATTGTTACGCGGGTTCCCAGAAATCACGCCGATCTGTTTTACAAACGACCGACTAGCCGATTCGTTTTTGCTGAGCCTGAGCCATCAGGAAGTCAACTTCGATTTGCTCGGCCACGTTTTGACGATGTGCCAACAACGAATTTTGATGTTCACTCAACGCCGATCGAGCCTCAACCAGTTCGGCCTTGCTTGGTGCCGACGTCCGGACGCCAACTTCGGTGGCTTCATAGGCTGGATAAGTCACCGGGCCAACGTCGAACAAATCCAAGTCCGTAACGCTGCGGATCCAGATCGGATGAACACCCTCTTGCTCCTCGGTCCAATCGCTGGTCGCATTGTCAAACGCAAACGAGCTACCCGACAGGTCACCGCGGCGGATCTTCGGAACGACAATCTGGAAGTCTAAATCGTCTAAGTCAATCGGGATTTCAAACCGCAAACCAACATCGTCGACGCTCAGCACACAAGTACCTGCAGTGACACGGCCGAGCAAACGGCTCGGGTCGTGATTGAACAATCCGCGGGCGTCGTGTCGTTCACTTAACGCCCGGTCAAAGCAGCCAGGCATTAGCCGTTCGACGTAGTCGTTGTACATGCGGTACTCGGTGGTAGCGTCGCCGGCACGGTAGAAAACCGCGGCGTATCCAGTGATGTATTTTTCTGTGTCGCCGTCCATGCGGAGGCTAACACGGGCTTTTTGTTGCTGTGTGTATCGTCTGGTTTTGCTCATGGTAATTTCTTTTGTGTCCCACAAAAAAGTTTTGTTTATTCGTCGTCGGTTTCGTCGGCGTCGTCCTCTGGGTCGATGTCCAAGCCGGCCGCCGGATCGTCTTCGGGATCGCCGTCGTCGGGATCCTCATTGCCAGGCACGACCATGCCGGACGGGATATAAAGCTTGTCGCCGTCAGGATCGCGAGGCAGATTGAACCACTTCCGAGCCTCGTTCGGACGCAGCCAGCCGCCACGCACG